GTGGCATCCCTTCTCTCTCGCGTAGGAGATCTCGAAAAGCGAATCGCTTAAAGATTGCGTTTGTATAAAAATTACAATGTCCTGCATTGCCGCGCTCAAGCCTATCGTCGCTGTTAATACACCTTCCAAGATCAAGTCTAAGTCCAAAACGGCTTCTTCGCGAGTTCCCCCTCTTAAGAAGATTGAGCGTTCCAATGATTTTCTTTCCGTCGCCGAGCGCGTCAACGGTCGCGCGGCTATGATCGGATTTACCGCCGCTGTGATCGATGAAGTCATGACTGGTAATTCCATCAGCACACAGTTCCACGATAACGTTGGACTCTCTGTCGCGGTCGCCGCCCTCGCCTTCCTCGGTACAGCAGCAAATCCTAAGGATGAGGGGTATGTCCAGGGTTTTTGGAAGCCCGAGACTGAACTCGTGAACGGTCGACTCGCCATGATCGGTATCGTGTCACTTTTGCTCACAGAGTCTCTTCATCCTCATGTCCCCCTATTCTGATACTTAAAAAAATAAAACCGTAGTATAATATAAAACATGTCCGGTGGAATTGCCCAGCTAGTTGCTATTGGAGCCCAGGATGCGCACATTGTTGGCCGTCCCGAGGTTTCATTTTTCCGTTCTACCTATAAACGCCATACGAATTTTGCTCAGACCGTCGAAAAGCAGGTTATCCAGGGTAACCCCGTCGCGAATGGTATGTCCACCGTCCGTTTCGAGCGCAAGGGAGACCTTCTCGGTTACGTGTACATCACCAACCGTAACACCCCCGGTCTTCGCACTCCGCAAGGTTGGGAGCAAGAAATTGCCAAGGTCGAATTGTTATTGGGGGGTCAGGTTATTGATACCCACGATTCTGTCTTTTCTCAGCGTCTCGCTCCCCTTCTTCTCGGTCAGACGTACTCTAAGTCCCACAAGGCCCTGCAGAACGGCGCTGGCACTACTAAAATTTACCCTTTACGATTCTCCTTTTGTGAGAATGCACAGTCTGCCCTCCCTTTAGTCGCATTACAGTACCACGACGTCGAAATTCGAATCACGTGGGGTGCCACGCTCGCCAGCGACGCGTACGAGGTCCATGCTCAGTTCATCTATCTCGATACCGATGAGCGCACGGCTCTTGCCTCGACTCCCCAGAACATGCTCATCACTCAGACGCAGAAGGCCATTAAGTCCGATTCTGCTATCCAGGAGCTTTCGTTCAACCATCCCATCAAGTTCCTCTGCTCGTACCGCACTGCGGGTACGGATTTCGTCGGTACTTCCGGAGCTAAGACGAAGCTTCAGATCAACGGTACGGATGTCGGGGATGCCAAGCTCGCGAACCCGCATTACACCTCTGGTTCTCTCTATTACCACACACCGTTCGCCGATTTCGACGGTGCTCTCACGAACCATTTCCTTTACCCTTTCTGCCTGGACACCTGCAAGCTTCAGCCTACGGGCGAGTTGAACTTCTCCCGGGTTGACTCCGCTCGCCTCGTGACGGATGCGGGTACTTTCCAGTCTGACATTTACGCGGTCGGTTACAACATCCTGCGCATCGAACAGGGTATGGGTGGATTAATGTACAGCAACTAAATTCCCATATAGTATTAAATGTGGGTGTTCCTTCTTCTAGTAATATTCGTTTTTATGATCACCTACGATCCTAAATCCGGAACACTTAATAAATATATTCCCGTCGAAAACGCTCCGTGCAAGGATGCACACTATCAGGAGATTCAATTTGCACAACATGGATACCCGTGCCCAGAAGGACAACAATCTAAAATGGGTGCCATTGTATCTACTTAAAAACAAAAAACATTCTTAAATCACACATGTTCGGCCTTGATCGCGATACGGCGATTATTACCGCCGTAGTTATCTGCGTTGTCGCATCCGCGTATCTCTACAGGGAACTTAAGAAGTCTCAAGAAGAGATTGATCAGGTTAAGAGTTTTATCGAGCGTGAGGTTGAAGAGTCGCAAGCGTACATGAACGCCGCCGCAGCCTCTCAGATGATGGCTCCCCCAGATCAACCCAGTGCCAATGCTATTGAGATTGTCGAGGAGGAACCAGTTAATGTACCCGAGAAACGTACTACACGTTCGAGTGAGAAGATTCAGGCCCAATAATCTTGTCAGGGGATTATAGAGGCTAATGTGCAATGAAAAAACATAAAGCTATTGCTATTCCTGTCACGTTTGCTGGTGAAACCCCCCGGTTTCTAACGGTGAGAGACAAAAGATTCAAAGAGTGGATTTTTGTCACGGGTGGGTGCAGACGGCGGGAAATATATTGCCCTTTACGATGTGCGTTGAGAGAATTAGAAGAAGAGACAAGAGGGGTTGTTTCGCTAAAAAACGGTGAATATACGAGTTATTCGTTTAGTGTCAAAGAGGAACCGAACATAGAGTTAGAATACACCGTGTTCGTGTTCTTCATTGACTATTCTAAAACAGAACAGCTTGAACTTATTCGTCGATTTAATGAAGAGAAATACAAAATGCATACGAAAAAGATACACATGAAACGTACATACGATGAAAACGATTTTATGAGTTTTGACACTCTAGCAGAATTTAACCAGCGTAGACGTTGGGAACGAATAGTAACCAACGTGCTAGAAAATCCAGAGTTTTACGCATGCGTGACTTCTCTTAATAGAAAAACCTTCTCTATAAAATAATGAAGTCGAAGAATTACATCCTTCAGCAAATCAAGGAAATACTCATAGATAGAAAGGCGTATAGTGAAAGCCGAGCTGATAAGTACATTGAAGAAGTGAAGGAGAAAACGGTTTATGAACTTATGGTGTTAAAGAAAGAGCTGAGCATGGAAGAAGAAGAGCTGAGAGATGTCTCTTGGAAGAGTTCTGTGTGGCGCGAAGAAGAGTATTAAAAAAGTAAGTATATAATCAAATAAGTATGTTTAGATCTTGGTGTCAAAAACAAGGTTTCACCTTTAAACAAGGCTCCAATCTATCACATGTGCTCATGGACGGTGGTCGTCTATCTGTTCCTTTTGATAGATTGAATGATTTCTACGAGAAATACGTGGAATGTATTAATAATGGAGAAAAGTTGTATGTGGTCGAACAGAAAACCGACACGTTTAACTTTTTCGTGGATCTAGATTACAAAGATACTGAAGAGTTGTCATTCGAAAGACTTGAGGAATATGTGCGTACAATATGTGATCGTGTCACACATTACGGAGGTAAAGATGTACTCATATCCGTAGCTAAACCGAAACCTTCCCGCGATAAAATCAAACATGGTATTCACATGAACTGGCCTAATTTCGTGGTTGATCATGGATCGGCTATGGCTCTTCATTCACATATCGTATCATCGTTGTCCCTACTGTTTCCCGGAAAACCATGGGAAGATATTGTAGATACAGCCGTGTACGGTGGTGGAAGACGTAACGTGAAAGGGAGTGGATTTCGTATGCCTTGGTCGCATAAGAAAGCTAAACACGATGCGTGTGAAGGACGTGGGTGTGCATCATGTGAAAAGGGCAAAATAATTGAGGGGGAATATCGACCCGTACTCATGTATTCGTATGAAAAATCTTCACTTTCTGGAATTCACGACCAAAAGCCATGTGTAGAGATTATGCAAATGGCCACTCTTCGAACGGAAGTAACGACACCCGTCATCGTACAGGGTTCGACACGGACGGAGGGTGGATTTACGTTACGTGAGACGAAGAACGTCTTTTCAGATGAGAAGGTTATTCAAGCTATAGAAGCATTTGTACAAAAAAATTTAGAAGGTCAAGAAGCGGCACAAATAACGAAAGTATATCAAGATAAGAATAACTATCTCATATCGACCAACTCTAAATACTGTGAAAATCTCCAACGCTCACATGCATCGAATCATATATGGTTTAGAATTGAGGGTCACACGATCGCCCAAAGATGTTTTTGTACATGTGAAACCATGCGTGGTAGACGGTTTGGATTTTGTAGGGATTTTTATGGACGAAAGCATCGTTTACCGGACCCTCTTTTCAAAGATCTGTACAAAGACGGGTACAAGGCGTCTCTGTACGACACACCACAAATGACGTGTCAGCCCTGTCCAGAAATAAAGAAAGAAGATACAGTAAAAGGTGTGAATATGCTACAGACGTTCATAAATAAAAATATGACGAGTACACCTTTAGTGGTAAAAAGTATAACTAAAAAGTCAAAATTTCAGCGTATAGTGTACACGGATTTAAAATGCACAAAATGCAATTCCACGGCTACGCAATTCAAAATCGTAAAGAACAAGATCGTACAGGTCTGTTCATGTAAGAATAGAGAATACATTATAACGGATAATATACTATCTGCATTAACGTAATAAAGGCATTTAAAAGGATTTTGCGTGTCAGATATAAATGACAGTAGTGACTGAAGCCAATCCTGTTGTAACTCGATCCGGTCGGGTTTCGAAGCAACCCAATCGTTTAGAGCCTACAGAGGACGTATGCGACGACGATTATTCCGAAGATGAATATGACACGGATTACAATTCAGAAGATGACGATCTTTGTGAAACTGAAACCGACACAGAGGATGAATATTCTGACAGCGAAGCCGATGATAATGGAAATTTAAAAGGATTCGTTGTCGATGATGATGAGGAATCTGATGAGGAATATCAGGCTTAAAAAAATAGACATAATAATTACATATGGAAACGGAATTAGGAAATCCCATAGAGTATAGCCCACAGCTTATCGACAATAAGCCGGCGGATGAACCCGTTCAAGATCAACAAGATCAACAGTATTACATGCAACCTCCTTTTATGTATCCACCCCAACAAATGTCGAATGGACCAAAGGTTCCAGATTTTCTAAATTCTCTGGATAAGGTTGCCTACATCGTTATATTTGTAGCATTTATTTTAGGCTTTTTTATGGGCAAAACTATGCAGCCAGTTATCCTTCGCCCCGGGTGAAGCGGGTAAAAAATCCTTTACTGGTGTGCTTTCGTCTTCCAAAAGTTTTTCGGATCTTCTAGTAATTGCTGGTCTAACTACTCCATCAGTAACTACTTGAGAAGCTTTATACATTTCATCGTCTAATGCACTTATACGTGTTAGCTTAAAATTTTTAGGATGACCAAAACCAACGTATCCAACTTCACGTGGTTCCGCATTCTTTTCATTTTCAGCTTGTTCCACGAGAGCTTTTTCGACACGCTGCTTATATT